GCTTGCAGCCCAATGAGGATACATAGGCATATATCTATGAGTTGGTTTTAATACTTTGTGGTATTTAAGAAATTTATATCTTTCCATAATCAATAAATAAGAAGTAGTATTGGTAGCTTCATCTGTACAGTCCATTTGACCTTTAACTTTACTGGAATTATCTCCAGCTCTGTCATTACAAGTACCAGCAGTTAAACATACACGTTTTTCAATCCAAGCAATTGCTTTAGCTATACGTTGTCTTTCTTCTTTAGCAGAATCAACAGTAGCAAATGTATGACGTAAGAATTCTATATCAGTTTTATTAAATTTGAATTTTACAGTGTATTCACAACCAGAACCACTACATATGTGAACAGTATTTCTTTTAGGTGGTTTATGTTCACAATCATATTCTTTACTACCGGGGCAAATAATTTTACCACCGTAATCTTTATAAAAATATTCTATGTTTGGGCTTGAGGTAGTAAATGCTAATAAGAATGGTAGTATTAAGAGACGTTTCATGTGTATCTCCAAAAATTACTTTTTACTTTTACTATGAATTAATCCGATATAAGCTACTGTTGTAAGAAGGCCACCCCCTAATATAAGCATTGGTGAATAATCAATATCAAGCAGAATTGTTACCATAACCAATAAAATTATCACTGAACCAGCTACCAATACAATATTTTCAATTTTATTTAGTAAAGCATCTTTAATATTTTTAGTATTTGAAGCTCTAAGTATAAAACTTCCAAGTTGTTTACTATCAGTTCTATGAGATGGTATTATAGTAACAATACTATTATCTGAATCCCTTATAATATAATGATCATTCTCTAAATCACCATTCCAAGGTAATTTTAGTTTTGAATTTTTACGTGACATACTCATAATCCTTTTATCTAATAAGTATTCCATGTTCTCTGTACACATTTTTGGTTAATTGTTTATATACCTCTTCCATCTTTTTATCATAAAGTATTTCATCACTTAAAAAACATTCTACATCTCCATTATAATTATAATACAGTTTCATCATCTGTAAATCATCATTACATTGAAAAAAGATATTAATCTTGCTTTTTTCATTAAAAGTATATTTATTAGAAACAATAATAATATCGTTATTAAAAAATAACATAAGAATAAATGCCCATTTAGTTACTAACATATCTTTTCATCCTTATGATTGGTTTAATTGCTACACTTTGTGATTGTGAAATTAATTTTATATCCTTACACAATATTGAGTCTTTCATGTCTGCAAATTTTGTTCTGGTAGCTTCAGCATAACTACCAAGCACAAAAGCTTTTAAATCTGTATCTTTAATATCATCAGGGTTTTTGATTAGTTTTTGACTTGGAACTAATTTTATATAAGGCTGTTTCTTTATACTAAAAAAGTTATATCCAAGGTCAATTTTTTTAGCAATAATTTTTTGAATACAAGAATCATCTTCATGTGTCCATATAAAAGTAAAGTCACCTTGATAGTTAAGAATAGTTAGTGACCTTGGATCATCCATTAAGCATCTCAAATACATGAAATATTAAAGTATCATTATTTAAGTGTGCTGATCCAAGATAACGTCCTTCTCTACCGGGGCAAGGATGCCCTGTACCAATAATAGCTATTGTTCTATTTTTATTATTAGCACTTGATTCACAACGGAACCAAATACAAATATTATCAATTATATCAGGATCACTTGTTTTTTGTTCACGTGCATAAAGAATTTCTGCACCAGATGGTAATGCTACTGTTTGTGTATCTTGTATTAATAATTCTTTTTTCCATATGACATTCATTTAATTATCCTTTTATTAAAAACGGTCTGATAATGCTTCTAAAAGAATTGCTATAACTGGTATTAAAATCCACCACCAAGAAAGATTATGTGTGTATATTATTAATGAAAGAATTAAAATTGTAGTACTAATTTCAGCCATTACTTAATTACCCTTCCTTCTAAAATTTTTAGAACATCTTTATTACCAATAGCTGTTCTTTTTTCACCATAAATAATAAATGTTCTACCTCCTTTTGATGTAAGTTTGTCTATCATCTTTTTTACATATGGTATTTCCCATGCTTTAGGATAACCTAAGTCAACATAAATTTGTAACTGAGTTACATTATCCTGTGGTGCTTTAACGAATTTCATTACTATTTTAGATTTATCTGGTCTATCAAGTTCAAGACCTAAATTAAGTAACCAAAGACATTTAAAGGTTTTACATTTTTCAGGATGATTACCGTAAATAGTGCAACCCTTCTTAGGGTCGCACTTTTCACACCATTTACCAGCCGGTGAAGTAAATTCAGGAATATTTAATAGCTTACAACATAAGGTACAGTTACCACATACTCTTTCAGTGGTCATCTATTTGTTTCACCAGCTTGGCCAACGGTTACTGTTTTTGTATCTGTAACTGGTCGTACTTGAATAACAGTTTTAGAAGCTTCTTTAGCAATATTTCGTGCCCAAGCTAAACGTCCTTCAACAGTTAAATCAAGTTTACAATCATGCATTGTTTCATCAAAAAAACGATATATTCTAACTAAAGCAACTTGACGTTTTTTAACTTCACTTTCAAGATGAGTACATTTTGCTTTTAGATCATTAATTTCTTTTTCATTATAAACGATTGGTGTAGTATCAGCCATTTTAATTTTCCTTATTTAATACCTGCCTACTTCGATAGATTATATCATATATCTATCTATTAAAAAGTAAGCAATTGCAGTTGCTAAAATGATGGTAACTATCCAAGATTTGGTAGGCCATTCATCCATACCATTTTTATATTTAGTTTTTAAATTGTCAAGCCACATTGGTAAAGGCATTTTATATTCCTTTCATTAAGTTTATTAATTATTGATAGGAATGACTTTAGCACAAGTTTTAACATCTTCTAAAACTTTTATCATTTCACAACATAAACAATTTGGATCATATTTCAGATCAATATGTCTACATCTAATTTTATATTTATTATTTATTTCATGAAGAAGATTTTTACAATCATTAATTACCTCTTTATATCTCCACATACTACCAAATTCAGGATGCCATGTTTCAGCTAAAGTATCACTTAAACGTGAACATTTATAATTTAAACGATTAATTTCTAATGCTTGTTGTGTGATTAATTCTACAGTAGATAATTCTGTAGGTTGCATATTCATTACTAAATCCTTTTTATTAAATGGTTTGGAATCATAATACTTAATTTTAAAGGAATACTGCTAGTTTGTATAACATAAGAACATTCAACTGGTTGTGTATCTTTTATTTTAATACTTATCCAGCCATGAATTGAAACCATAGAAAATTTATAATAACGTCTTTTTATAATTTTAGTTGTTCCTAAAATGTTAGCCATATCACTTTGAAGAATTATACTAGTATTGTTTGATTTAACTCTTAAAAGCGTTCCATTTTTCCAAAGCATTTTGTTCATTATAATTTCTGGAAAAAATAGTTTTGTTGGTGTGTAATTTACATTTTTATAAAGAAGTATAGATTCATTTTTCATTTGATCCTCTAGGTTTGCTTGGAGTCATAGATTCATTTGGTTTTTCAGGATTACTTCGTTGTCTAAATTAATTATTGTTGTAAGGTTTACTTAGAATCATAGATTCATTAGAAATCCAAGGTTTACTTAAAGCGTTAGACTAATTTGTGGTCTAAGGTTTAATCGGGGATTAAGATTCATTACGTGTTCGAGGTTTAATTTGCTGCTTAGATTCATTTGCATATTGAGGTTTACTAGAGAGTGAAGATTCATTTTGTGTGTTAGGATTACTAAAACGTATAGATTCATTCGTTATCAAAGGTTTTCTTTGGTCGATAAATTCATTTATGGTTTCAGGTTTACTTTTGCAGATAGATACATTCAATGATCTAGGTTTACTATATGTGATAGATTAATTTTATGATACAGGTTTACTAAATGTATGAGATTCATTTTTTCCTGGAGGTTTACTAGCGACGTGAGATTCATTATTTGATCGAGGTTTACTAGCTACCTGAGATTAAGCAACTTTCTTTGTATGTACTAATCCAAGTTTTGCTTCTGCATAAGGTAATGTTACAGGTAAGCCTTCAAGTTTACGCCATACAGTATAAAGGTCAATTAAGAATATTTTAATCATATACCTTTTTGAAGCTTTGTCACGCCTTGCTTTTGTCCATATCTCTTCAAGATTCCAACCCGGTGTATCTTGCATTATGAAATTAGGGTTAGACTCAATCCTGTGTCTGTAATCCCTATATACTTGAGCATAAGGTGAACCTGATCTTAAAAATGAAGGAGCAAGTACACCTAGTAGTTTAGTCTTTAAAAAGGGGTTAAAAGTAATACTATCTTTTTCAGCTTCATTTCCATGTTTATCAATATATTTTACCTTTACAAGATGTTCCTTTCTACGTGAACGTCCTTTGCCATCAGGCCCAACATCTAATCCTGCATAAGCATGTAAACTTGAAGAGTATTTAGCTAGGTGAATATCAATTTCTGATATAATAACTCCTGATAAGGTATGTCCAATACCTACTACATTTTTAAGGTAATCAGTATAAATAGGAAACTCTTCTAATGGCTTTTTAAATCTCTTAAAATGTTCACTTTCAACTTTTTCAATATCAATATAATGTTTTACCAATTCGTATTCAGTGATGTCAGAAATTACTTCGTCACCTACAAATGGTCCTTTATGTTTTTTCTCAACAATAGCATCAGTAATTCTTTTATGACGCTTTGTTAGATCATCAAGCATTTTTATATCTTCACTTGATAATGTATCAATAGCTTTTTTACCGGGTTCTTGACCAAGCTTTGCTCTAAAGTTACCAGCAATACGGTTGCCAGTTTGAATACGTACTTTTTGAAGATCATATGTGCCACGTACTAATGTACGTAATTGAGTTCGTGTAGTCATTTTACTTCTCCTTGGTGGTTGATAAACATTTTGTGATTGAGGTTTACTAAATTCTTTAGATTCATTTTTTCCTCTAGGTTTACTAATTGTCTTAGATTCATTATGTCAAGTAGGGTTACTTAAATCTCAAGATTCATTAGAAGGGTCAGGTTTAATTGGTTACAGAGATTAATTTCAATTTTGAGGTTTACTTAGAATCATAGATTCATTTAGCGTTTAAGGTTTACTTAGTTAGCTAGATTCATTTCATTGCAAAGGTTTACTAAACACGAAAGATTCATTTCAGTTTTGAGGTTTACTACTGACGCTAGATTCATTAGGAGTCAAAGGTTTTCTTTGGTAATAAGATTCATTACCGGGTGAAGGTTTACTTTATACACTAGATTCATTTCAGATTTTAGGTTTACTTACGACTATAGATTCATTTGGAGATTGAGGTTTAATCGGTCCCAAAGATTCATTTTTCCATTTAGGTTTACTAGTGATGTTAGATTCATTATATAATTGAGGTTTACTTAGAATCATAGATTCATTTTGTGTAGAAGGTTTACTATATGGGATAGATTCATTTTATTGCAAAGGTTTACTTATGACTATAGATTCATTTGCAGATTGAGGGTTACTAAATACACTAGATTTCTTCAACAGTAGATTCTCCTTCATCAGTTCTTGCACAAACAATATAAAATTTACAAATCTTAAAGTGAAATCCTTTAGCACTATATAACCAATCTTTAGAAGGACTGTATAAAAGTTTTTTATACCAACAAATAAACATATTTAAATCCTTTTTTAATTAACTAAAACTAATACAAAGATTTTCAACTAGGTGAAGTCCACGGACAGGACCATCCAGCCCTAGTAGAACGGGACAGTCCTGACCTTTGGATGGTTCTTCAACTGAGGAGCCAGCCACACGGTTCTTAATCAACCATATATGATTAAGCTTCCCCTGCTTATTACCAGTGGCATTTATGGACCACTGTCGATGCCTCCATAGGGGGTTTATGGGACTGAGGCTTTGCTTATCGACCCTTGGTAGCAAAATAAAAAAGTTTAATGCCAACGTCATAGTGAGACCGCCCACTAAACTTTTGTTATGAAATCCTGTATGCGTAAATGCTAAATGGATATCATGAATAATCAATGTATGTAATTGATTTTAGCTCTGTCAACTTTTTGATAGGAGCTAAACAAAAAGGGGCGGAGACCGTCCCGAACCTCCACCCCTTTAAGGGTTAAAAAACCTCTAATGTTAATGTGAAACAAGGATTAAAAACATTAACACTTCCAAACTACGAAATCAGTCCGCGTGAAAACTGATTGAGTAAGGTAAAGCCTTAATATCAAACTATATTTGACGACGCAAATTGATTTATAGATTTTTTTAGTCACGGTCTACAAATTTAATTATTAATTTCTTTTTGTAAATTTTTGCTAACTTAACTAGTGTTTGGATACTTGGTTTACATTGTTTAGGATTTTCAAGTCTAGTAATTTGTGCCCTTGATGTTTTTAATTTGTCTGCAAGTTTTTGTTGTGTCCATCCTTTTTTATGTCTAAGATTTAAGATTTGATCTGATACGTGAGATTGTGTTTTTGTGAATAATGACATATTATTAATCTTTCATGTTAAAGGGTACATTGCAATGGCATTAAAAAAACGTAAGAAATTATTAAAGAAACGTAAAAAAGTAGCTCATCCAAATACGATGAAGGCTTTAAATGCGGGTAGAGATAAAGCTTATGCTGAAGCTCCACGTCTTGAAAATGGTAAAATTAAACCCGGTTTTAAATATAAAGCTTTGATTGATTCGTATGAAAGGCATGGTGTTAAGCCTAAAAAGGTTTTAAATGTTTATGCATCTAAACCTCTGTTTGTGCGTGAGCCTAAACTTGGTAATAAAATAATTAGGTTTTTAAGAATGGGGTATCCATACACAACAGTATGTCGTGCTGTTGGTATTGATAGTAGCACACTTAAAAGGTGGATGTCATTAGGTGCATCTAATGCAAGCCCTGAGTATGCAAAATATTTTAGACGTATTTGTAAGGCCGAAGCTACGGCTGAGATGAATGATCTTAAAAAACTTAGTGAACATCAGAAGTATGATTGGCGTGCTTCAGCTTGGAAGCTTGAAAGACGTTGGCCTGAACATTGGGCTAAAAAGGATGCTCTTAAAGCAGAACTTAAAGTTAATGGACAAATTAGTGTTACACATAAACATGAATTGAGCCAGAAAGTTGCTCAAGATCCAGCCGCCCTTGAATTAGCACGTAAAATGATTGATGGGGATGAGTATGGTTATAATGAGGTAGATAAAGATGACAATACAGACAGCATTACAAATACCTAAACGTTCAAAGCTTAAAACCCCACGTAAATACCTTTTATCAGGTCGTAAGGGGGGTGTTAGTGACCGTAAATTCAAAAATGAAGCTACCACCAGCATTGCCAGTTCAATCACGCCTGAAGCGTTAGCCTACAGCTTGCCCGGTGGTTTAGCTAAACTTGCTTTTCCTAATTGGATTTATGGTCCACATTTAAAGGCTGTTGAAGATTATATCATAAGAATACTTAATGGGGAATCAATTAAGCTTATGGTTTCAATGCCTCCAAGGCATGGTAAAACCATGTTTCTTTCAAGAGTATTACCAGCATTCTTTTTAGGTAGATTTCCTGATACTAGGGTAATGTTAATTACCCATCATACAGACTTCTCAAGAACACAATCACGTGTTGCACGTAATATTATTGATGCTTTTGGGAAAACTGTATTTGATATTGAAATATCACCTGATACTGCATCAGCAGCAGAATGGGATATAGCTGGTGGTCAAGGTGGTATGGAAGCTTTAGGTGCTGGTGGCTCAGTCATGGGTAAAGGTGCTAATCTTTTACTTATGGATGATTTAGTTAAAGGTATTGAGATGGCTTCAAATGTCAATCTCATGGAAAAGCAATGGGAGTGGTTTAAAACAGACGTTTACCCACGTATGGAACCGGGTGCTAGTGCAATCATTATTATGACGCGCTGGACTACTTACGATATTATTGGAATGATTGAAGCTGAGAAAAAAGAAGATCCTGGTGGTCCGTTTGCTGAATGGGAAACAATTAACTTTCCTGCTCTTGCAATTGAAAATGATGTACTTGGTAGGGAAGTGGTCAACCATTATTTCCTGCACGTATTGATTTAAAAATGTTAGATAGAATTAAAGGTGTAATGGATAGTCTTTGGTGGGAAGCTTTATATCAAGGTAATCCAGTACCAGCTAAAGGTAATATTATAAATACTGATTGGCTCAAATCTTATGATAAAGTTCCAAACAGGCGTAAGTTAGAAATGCTTATTATCAGTGCTGATACTGCACAAAAAGAAACTGAAATAGCAGACTTCACTGCAATTGGAATTTGGGGTATACTTGAAGGGCAATATTATTTATTGGATTTGATTAGGGATAAAATGGGTTACCCTGAATTAATATCACAGTGTAGAACTTTAAATGAATATTGGAAAGCTGATTTCTTTTTAATTGAAGATAAAGGTAGTGGTCAAAGCCTAGTTCAAGAACTTCAAAATGAAGATGGTTTTAATGTGGTAGCTATAGACCCCGGTAATGAAAATAAGGTATTAAGGCTTATGGCTGAAACACCATCTTTACGATCTGGTAAGGTAGTATTTCCAGAACAGTCATCATGGCTTGACCATGCTTTACTTGAATTGAGGGCATTTCCTAAAGGTAGGAAAGATATTGCTGATATGCTTTCACAATTTTTAAAATTCATGAGACGTGACTCTAACCAAGTGGAAATGTGGTAATGGCAAAACGTAAAAAGAAACTTAAGCGTAGAAATAAAGCTAAAGAACCTGCTGGTCCTAATAATTTTCCGCCTGTTACTGGTGCTGGTGGTGGTGGTGGTTTTCCTAACTTTATGGATTTATCAAATCAGTTACAGTCACCACGTAGAGGTACTAGGGAACTACTTAAGTTATTTAGTGAGTCCCCTTGGTTACGTGCTGTAACAGGTAAAATTGCAAGATCAGTTGCAGATACTCATTGGTTTCTTGCATCTAAAAAAGATGTAAAAAGTGGACGTTTTATAAAAGATGCATTTGCACAATATAAGGGTGAGATTGATCTCGATGAAGTTACAATTATTAAAGATCATCCAATGCTTACCATGTTCCGTGAAGGTACAGGTAATCCCCGTTTAAATGGTTTTCAGGTTTTTCAAGTAACACAAGAACATCTTGATTTAACTGGTGAAGCTTTTTGGTTGCTTGAAAGAAATAATATTGGTGTGCCTATAGGTATTTGGCCCTTACCTCCTTCATGGATAAGAAATTTACCTACTAGGGCACATCCATTTTATGAAATATCATCTACAACAAGTGGTGTTGTTACTGATGTACCTGTTACTGAGATGATACCATTTATTGATCCTGATCCTGAAGACCCATATAGTCGTGGCAGTGGTATATCATCTTCACTTGATGATGAAATACAGGTTGATGAATATGCAGCCAAGCATCAAAAGAGTTTCTTTTTAAACCGCGCACGTCCTGACATTATTATATCAGGTCAAAATATCAGTAAGAATGATACAGCTAGGCTTGAACAGAAATGGCTCGGGGATCACCAAGGTTTTTGGAAAGCATTTAAGCCCCTATTTTTTAGCCAAAAAATAGATGTAAAAGAACTATCTCAAACATTTGAGTCTATGCAAATGGTTCAAATACGTAAATTTGAACGTGATACCTTTATCTCAGTATTTGGCGCACCACCTGAAAAGATGGGTGTTATTGGGGAATCAAAAAGGTCAACAATTGCTGCTGCTGATTTCTTATGGAATAAGGACGTTATTAAACCACGTGTTGAAATGATAAGGCGCACGTGTCAGCAAATTCTTGTTCCTATGTATGATGAACGTTTAATCCTAAGTTATAAAACACCTGTTGTTCAAGATGATGAACATAAGCTTAAGGTAATGGGATTATCACCTTGGGCAACTACAATTAATGAATGGCGTAAAGAACAAGGTATGCCTACCCTTGGGGCGGCTGGTGACGTACTTATGATACCCCTTAATAATAAGGTTGTGCCAGTTAAAGATGAAGATGGAAATTTGCTTGATCAGGAAACATTTTTAGAAGGTACAAAAGGACCTGAACCTGAAGAAACTGAAGAACCTGAAAATGAGGATGAAGGTGAAGGTGAAGAACCTGAAAAACAAATCGAAACCAAACTTATCGACAGGGAACTCACACAAGAGTTATTTGACCATTTAGGAAATAACCTTGAAACTATTAAAAGTGACATCCGGGCAAACCGGGGTGGTAACTAGGAAGGGGATTAAAACCCCCTTCCATTTTTTTAGGGTAAAGTTATTAATGTGAACAGTAATCCATATAAAAGGACCATAATAACTACAAGGCTATAACAAGCTATAAAACGTCTTCTCTTTATACGTCTCCATTCTTGTAATTCACACCATTCACATTTATCATTCATAGTGGTGTGTTTGGGAAACATAGTTGACTTGTTTCACGCCATTCGGCATCTACATAATTGATAATCAGTGCCTTACGGACACCTTCAATATATTTAGGTTCAAATCCATGCCAAGTGTCATCACCGGGAATGAATACTACTGCATTGTTTGATTTGAATGGTGCTGTTCCTACATGATTGTATGTTGAATAATCTTTTCTATCAACTTCTTTTACTTCATAAAGGTCAGTGCCAAGATTTGAATGTGATTCTTCTTTTGATAGGTAAATCAACATGGTGAATTTTTTTACACCAATATCAGTATGAGGTTCAAGCCAGAAATTACCTTTATCTTGTGTATATTCAATTCGTAAGAATTTATTATTAAAGCTTTGATTTGTAATCTGTTCAATAATATCAACTGTACTTCTCATTTGAAATGCAGTTGATACTTCTTCACATACAGTATGATCAATTCTGTGTTGCATACCAAAATAGTTGCGCGTGTCATTATGGATTTCACGTCTACCAGAATCATCACCAACATTTTGTGCTTTCCAAGGTAATTCAATTATTTCATCAACAATATCTTGTGGTAAGACATTTTCAATTATCCAATATCTATAGGGTGTTGAGTATCTTTGGGCATTATTAAATGCATGAATAACTGAAGATGATATTTCAAGTCTTTTAGACATATTTTTCACTCCTGTTTTAATTAATTGACTTTAACCCATTTTAAACATGTTTGCAAAAGATGATCATAGTCACCATCAAATGCTTCATTTTGAAATTTAGAACATTCATCAGGATTAATTCCTGATCTTAATAATGCTTTTTTAACAGCACCTACAATAGCAACAGCATTACCATCTGTGCCTGTTAATTTTACTTCAATATTAGGATATATTGGTTCTGACATTATTATTTACCATCTGTAAAATTTTTGAAAACTTTATGTGGGTTCTTTTCAATCCACTTACCTATTTGAGCAATTGACATATGTGTTATGTCATTTAAATTTGCAAGACTATCAATTTCTTTTTTAACTTTGTTAACATTAAAATTTATTGTTCCATCAAAATCACCTAATTGACC